GATGAACTTTATGTTTAATCTAGACGATTACGAGACAGTAGAAGTAAGACTGGAGAAGTTCATCAAGGACTATCCGGATTTCCGAGTAGAAACAGAGTTAGTGAGTTTCCAAAATGACAGATACATTGTTAAAGCATGGCTTTATCGTACTTTCGCTGATAGCACGCCGTTCTCCAGCGGACTCGCTGAGGAGACGATTAGCAGTCGAGGCGTTAATGCAACTAGCGCATTGGAAAACTGCGAGACTAGCGCAATCGGCAGAGCGCTTGCGAATGCTGGTTATGCGAGCAAGGGTAAGCGACCAAGCCGAGAAGAAATGGTTAAGGCAACAAGAGCAAAGCTCACACAGCCAAAAGAGCATATCTCTGTCGTAAATGAATCTGATCCCTGGACTATCAAAACAGTCGCAGCGCCAACGACATCAGCAGAAGCAGTTGCTGTTGTGAAGGAGATTATAGGCGGCACAACTGACAAGGATGTTCCACGCTGTCCTCATGGTGAAATGCATTGGGCACATGGAATGACTAAAGCCAATAAGCCCTGGGGTCATTTCAAGTGCATGGCAGCAGCTACTGGTGAAATGAATCGATGCCCTAAAGGTGAAGATGTAATTTGGTATGAGATAAGTCCAGAAGGTAATTGGCGACCACAGAAGGTGAGAGCATAATGGCTGAAATGGTAATCTTTGATGATGGCAATGCAACCGTCATGGGCGGACAGCTCGAAGAACCGCAGGATATTGTTATCTATTGCGATCTTTGCAATGAACCTTTGGCTATTACTCCAACGGCTCTTGATGAGGTATATCTACGCTGTATCAAGTGTTTTGCGATAAATGCCAAGCCAACACCGAAAGCATAGAGGTTATGCGACCGAACGCATAGTCGCCATGTACTTGCAGCAATGGTGGCACGCAGCTAGTGTCGGTCGTGGTCAAGGCGAGGACATTCTCAATGTTCCGTTCGACATTGAGATTAAGGCTCGTAACTCACTTGACATTAAAGGGACACTACGCCAGATCAAGGCACGCACAAACAAGTCAGGGAAACTTGGATTTGCGTGTTTCAGACTCAATGGTCAAGGGGAAGCATCAGTCGGTGAGTTCGTCTGCATGTTGCCATTGGTCGATCTGGTGCAGTTACTTCGTAAAGCAGATTACGACAAGATTGATTTGGGTTCTAATATCGATTGGGAAAAAGCATTAGTTCGTTGCGACAAATGTGGCGACTGGAAAGTAAAAAATTGGAGATGCAAAACCTGTGAGAAAGAAGCGACTAATGCCAATGTATGAATATCGTTGCCCTATTTGTAATACTCAAATGGAGTTAGAACTATCTATGGATCATGACTTAGTTCGATGTACTAGCTGTGGCGCACAGGCTAATCGAATCTATTCTGCACCTGGATTAGTGTTTAAGGGCAAAGGGTGGGGCAAAGACAAGTGAAAATTGGCTCATTATGCACCGGTTATGGCGGCTTAGATATGGCAGTTGAAGCTGTATTTGATGCTAAAACTGTATGGGTGTCAGAGATTGATAAATATGCTTCACAAGTAGTTAAAGAACGCTTTTGGGTTACTAATCATGGCGACCTTAAAACAATTAATTGGCATGAAGTAGAGCCTATTGACATTCTCACAGCTGGCTATCCTTGTCAGCCTTTCAGTCATGCAGGAGAAAGAAAGGGATTAAACGATGAACGACACATCTTCCCATATATCTTGGAAGCAATTAGCATCCTTAGACCACGATACGCAATCATGGAAAATGTCAGGGGACATCTCACTCTCGGATTCAAATAAGTTCTTAAAGGGCTTGCCGAAGTCGGGTACGATGCAAAATGGCGTATTGTTCGAGCTAGTGACGTCGGAGCACCACACCAACGAGCACGATTGTTCATCATTGCTGAACCTTCCAACGCCAACAGCCAGCGAACACATTTGGGAGAATTGCAACCCACGCAAGGGAGTCAAGGGCAACCACAATCTCAGTCTTGCTCATGCTGTAAAACTACTTCCAACACCATTGGCGAACGATGCCAAAATAAGTCATGTTGCAAGAAATCAAATGAGTCTGAGCAAAGCATTATTACCAACTCCAACTGTCATGCATGTCAGGAATCACGACGAACCGATAGAAGTATTCGAGGCACGACAAGCGAGGTCATCAACGGGTCAGATAGGTCAATCAACGGGTGTTGCTGTGCGATTGCTTGCAACTTCAACAACCAATGTGTCACACACAACTGGTCGATGTCGCAATTGGGGCGCAGATTTGCTACACGATGTGAAATGCGAATGCAAAGAACGCCGAATACATTGGATTTAGAAGGTCGATTGAACCCTGTATTTGTTGAATACATGATGGGATTACCAAATGGATGGGTTACTGATTTGGGATTCTCTCGATCACAAGAACTCAAGATGCTAGGAAATGGAGTTGTTCCTCAACAAGCTGAATATGCAATTAGACAATTACTAAATCAAGAAACGCCGTCCTGACCTGCACTTATAGAAATGGATTTGCATACGTATGCTACGCTATAAATCGTTAGAACGCTTCAGGCGTTCAGCACGAGCCGCCTCGCGGATAGCTCGGGTGGTAGCGATTGCTATGGGGGCGAGTATTGTCTTATGCAATACTGCACACAGCCCTGTAGCAAAAGACTTCACACCAAAAGAGTATTTACGATCTCAATTAACATTAAAGAATTATAAATGCGCTACAGCTCTTATAGGTAAAGAATCTGCATGGAATCACAAAGCTGTTAACGGTAGTCATTATGGCTATATACAAATGCGTAATACTAAATACAGAGACTTAGACCCAATGACTATGATTGATTGGTCAATGAAGTACACTGCTCATAGGTATGGTAAGACTAAGGATGGACAACCTAACTGGTGTAAGTCCTACAAACATTGGAAGCGATACAAGTGGCAATAGATAAACTTAACAGCCGTAAGTATCGTAATCATAAAGAGCGAGTGTTTGCTCGTGATGGTCGTATCTGCCGGTACTGTGGCAGCGATGAGAACCTGCAGGTCGATCATATAATCCCGCGCAAAGCTGGCGGTACTCACGATCTTGAAAACCTACAGGTGTTGTGTAGAAACTGTAACCTACGCAAATCATCAAAGGATGAGGCGAGTTTTCTAGCACAGAAGGCTACCCCCCCTGTCTTTTCTTCCCGTATCCCCACGATGCAGTCCGAACCGATGCAAGATAGTCCTTTTAAGATTCGACCTAATCCAAGTCAATGACAGATAAACCCAAAAGAGTCCAACCCCTACGAGGGGCAACTGAACCAAGAGTTCACAGCCCACTTCTCAAGGGCAAATCTAGAGCTGGTGAAGTTCTAGAGATGATTGAGCGTCTAAAGATGGATGAACTAATGCCATATCAGAAGTTCGTCCTCAATCAGATGCTTATGGTCAATAAGAAGAATCAATATCGGATCAAGACGGCTTTGCTACTCATATCCCGTCAAAATGGCAAAAGCCATCTAGGCAGAGTCCGAATCATTTGGGGCATGTTCTATGGTGGCGAAAAGAAGCTCATCATTATGTCAGCCAATCGCGCAACATCGCTTATGCTCTTTAGGGAAATTGCTTGGATCATAGAATCAACTCCGGAACTCAAAGCAATGACAAAGGCAATCCGTTATGCCAATGGCGGCGAACGAATAGAGCTGCTCAATGGCGCAACGCTCGATGTCATATCAGATAACTCATCTAGCCCACGCGGAAGAACAGCAGACTTCTTATGGATCGATGAAATCCGAGAAATCTCAGAAGATGGCTATAAAGCAGCAGTACCGGTTACAAGAGCCAGAGCGAATGCACAGACATTCCTGACAAGCAATGCTGGAGACCATTTCAGCAGCGTACTTAATGGCTTAGTTGAACGCGCTAAAGATTATCCGCCTGAAACCTTTGGCTATTACGAATACAGCGCACCTCAGTATTGCAAGATTGACATTACAAGCGATTACTTTTGGAAGAGTGCTGTTGCACCGAGCAATCCGGCGCTTGGCTACATAATCACAAAAGAATCGATTGAAGAAGCAATAGCCACAAACTTAATCGAGCAGACAAGAACAGAAACGCTCTGCCAATGGATTGATAGCCTTCAATCGCCCTGGCCGCATGGAGTCTTGGAAGAAACATCAGATAACACACTTGAAATGGCTGTTGGTGCTTATACAGTCTTTGCATTTGATGTCAGCCCTTCAAGGCGTAACGGATCGCTGGTTGCAGGTCAATTATTGCCAGATGGTCGAATCGGCATAGGAATCCTAGAAACCTACAGCTCACAAATGGCAATCGATGAATTAAAGATGGCAGCTAGCATTAAAGCGTGGTGCGACATCTACAAACCTCGATTAGTCTGCTTTGACAAATACGCCACACAGACGATTGCAGACAGACTATCTCAGGCTGGTGTAATGACAGAAGATGTGTCAGGGCAACAGTTCTATAAAGCCTGTGGTGACTTATTAGAAGGCTTGGTCAATCATCGAGTAGTTCACAATGGACAGGCAGAATTGATTCAACAAATGAATAACTGCGCAGCTAAGGTAAACGACTCAGCCTGGAGAATTATTAAGAGAAAATCAGCCGGTGACATCTCAGCACCGATTGGCTTGGCAATGGTTGTATCGAAGCTGATGCTTCCTGCTCCAAAGCCTCAAATTATTGCCTAGACATAACACGCCGAAATTGTCAAATATTAGACAAAGTATGCTAATATGTAAACATGGGTCGCTTACTGCAAACATTCGGACTACAAACTAAACCTTTACTCGAAGCACAGTCAGCACCCCAAGTCTTAGGCGAATACTCGCCTTATGCAATGCCGTTTCAATATGCTTATATAAGTCGCTTAGATGCTGTGTCAGTACCAGCTCTATTTCGTTGCCGCAATCTACTAGCTGGCACAATCGGTGCGATTCCATTAAACCTTTATAAGAAATCTACTGGTGAAGAACTTGGCAATCCGGTATGGCTCGACCAACCTTCTTACTCACAGCCACGATCAGTAACAATTTCCTGGACTGTTGATTCATTATTATTTTACGGACAAGCGTTCTGGAAAGTTGTAGAAACTTATGCAGAAGATGGTCGTCCATCTCGTTTTGAATGGATTGCTAATAACCGAGTAACTGCAACTCTTGACAGCACAAATACTTTCGTAAAGTCTTATGCTGTTGATGGCGTTACTTTGCCGCAAGACGGACTCGGCTCTCTTGTCACATTTCAATCACTCAATGACGGAATCTTGACTACCGGCGTTCAAACAATTCGTGCAGCAATCGATGTACAACGCGCAGCAACTGTCGCAGCTTCAACACCAATGGCTACTGGCTACATTAAGAACAATGGTGCAGACCTTGATCCAAAAGAAGTTCAAGGATTGTTAGCGGCTTGGAAGAACGCTAGAAATAATCGCTCAACGGCTTATTTAACTTCCACTCTCGAATTTTCTCCTATTTCTTACTCTCCGAAAGACATGCTTTACGGGGAAGCTATAGAGCAACTCGCCACGGAATGCGCCAGACTTTGCAATGTGCCTGCATATTATGTTTCAGCAGACCGCAACAACTCAATGACTTATGCAAATGTTCAAGATGAGCGCAAGCAATTCCTCACATTATCTTTGCAGCCATTTATTACAGCGATTGAAGATCGCCTATCTATGGATGACATTACTGCTCGTGGCAACGAAGTTCGATTCGACATCGATCATAACTTCTTGCGTACTGACCCAATGGAAGAGCTTGCAGTAATTGAAAAACTATTAGCCCTGAACTTGATTACACCAGAACAGGCTATGGAAATGACTGACCTAACACCTAATGGAAGCAATGGTATGGCATGACACAAATCGTAACCTTCTCAGCCGATTTAACTGCTGACTCTGCTAGCCGAACAATCTCTGGCAAAATTGTGCCATTGAATGTCGAGGCTGGCTCAACCAATTACGGCAAAGTTATCTTTGCTTCTGGCTCAATCGAAATTCCAGATGCTAAGTCAATTAAATTGCTTAGCCAACACGATACAAAGAAGCCACTTGGTCGTGCAGTTAGTTTCTCAGAATCAGAAGATGCAATCAACGCAGTATTCTCAATTAGTCGTTCACAACGCGGCACGGAAGCTCTTATCCTCGCAGAAGAAGGCTTGCAGTCTGGCCTCAGCATTGGTGCAGAAGTTCTCAAGTCAAAGATTAAGGATGGCGTGACTTATGTATCCGCTGCTCGCTTAGTCGAAGTCAGTTTAGTAACAGAGCCAGCATTTAAGTCTGCTCAAGTTACTGATATAGCAGCTGAAGAAGCCGAAAAGGTAGAAGAAGCTGTAACCGAAACCCAACCAAAAGAAAGCGAGACAGTAGTGGAAGAAACCACAGCAGTCGAAGCAACACCATCAGTAGAAGCTGCGGCTGTCGAGGCTGCTCGTCCTACTGTTACAGCAATGGCTTACACAAAGCCACGCATTGAAATCACAGCTGCTAAGTATGCAGAAAACACAATCCGCGCAGCACTAGGTGATGAGTCAGCTCGTCAATACCTACGCGCAGCAGATGACACATCAGACAACGCAGGTTTAGTGCCTACTCGTCAGTTGCAAGAAATCATCAACCCACTTGGAACAACAATCCGCCCATCAATCGAAGCAATCTCTCGCGGAGTGCTTCCAGATGCAGGTATGACATTCGAGATTCCAAAAATCACAGCAATGCCAACAGTTGCACAAACAGCTGAAAACGCAGCATTCTCAGATACAGACCAGAACTCATCATTCTTGTCAGTAGATGTAAAGAAGTACGCTGGACAACAGACATTCTCTGTTGAACTTCTAGATCGTACATCTCCAGCATTCTTCGATGAACTCGTCCGCAACATGGCTGCTGCATACGCAAAGGCAACAGACACAGCGGTTCACGCAGCTCTTGTAGCTGGTGCAACACTTGATTCAACAACAATCACAACATATCCAACAGGTTCAGAACTTCTAGGCATTATCGCTCGCGGCGCTGCTTCTGTTTATGATGCAACAGCTGGACTTCCAAATCCATTTGCTCGCAATCTCATTGTAAACACATCACAATGGTCAAACCTCATGTCACTCAATGACAGTGGTCGTCCTCTATACAACGAAGTAACAAGCCCAATGAACCAACCTGGCTCATCTGTGCCAACAGCTCTTCGTGGTCGCGTTGCAGGACTTGATCTGTATGTAACTGCAAACGTTGCAACAGCAAACAACACAGACAAGGATGGATCAATCCTTGTTGTAAACCCAGATGCTTACACATGGTATGAGTCACCAACATACCGCCTTCGTGCAGAATCAACAGCAGCAGGTCAAGTAACTATCGGTTACTACGGCTTTGGAGCAATCGCTACAAAGGTCGGCGCTGGCGCATTCAAGAATAACAAGGCATAAGTAATACCCTAAGTCGCTTGCAGGGGGTCGCAGCCCTTGACCCCCTGCAAGTCTTTAGAAAGGATATGGAATGTCATTAACAACAGTTGCTGAACTTCGCTCAGCTCTAGGTGTCGGCTCTCTATATTCTGATGCAACTTTGCAAGAAGTATGTGACGCCTCAGACGCAGTACTACTTCCAATGCTTTGGGCTCCTAAGTGGTTCTCAGTGGCACACGAAAACATTGTCGGCGAAGGCACTCTTTATTTTAATGAGCCAGTACGCGACACATTCTATGTAGGTCAAAGCGTAACTATTGCCAACTCTGGTACTTCTTACAATGGCACAAAGACAATTACTGGACTTGGCGATTATTCAATAACTATGGCAACAAGCCACGCAACTGCTCAAAGTTATCATCCCATTTACCCTTATGGAACAGTTAGCACAACAACTTACACAGACTGGACAACAGATTCAGCTGTTCAACAAGCATCACTTCAAATTAGCGTAGATATTTGGCAAGCTCGTCAAGTATCTAGCTCCGGCGGCGTATCTCCAGACTTCACTCCAAGCCCATATCGAATGGGTAATACCCTTTTGGCTAGAGTTCGTGGACTTATAGCTCACGCACTTGATCCTCGTTCGATGGTCGGATAATGTCAGTTGCTCTTACAGACCTTAGAACCACGATTGCCACAGCATTAGTCGATAATTCTCTATGGCAAACCTTTGCGTTTCCACCAGCCAATTTAATGCCGAACTCAGTAATCGTTAGTCCTTCTGATCCATATCTTGAACCAAATAACAATCAACATAACACGATTGCTCCAACTGCTAATTTTAAAATACTCATCTGTTTGCCTTTATTTGATAACGAAGGCAACCTCAATGGAATTGAAACAGCCTTAGTTGGCGTGTTCAATAAACTCGCAGCATCTTCATTAGTTTATAATGTGGGAGCAGTTAGCCAGCCAAGCGTTCTGAACGCGGCATCTGGTGATCTGCTTACATGCGAGATGTCACTATCCGTTCTAACTACCTGGAGCTAAAATGTCCGAATGGGAAAAAGAAAACGAAGCCTTCCTGAAGAAAATCGGGCAGGTTACTTCAGCACCAAAGCCAGCATCTACTAAGAAAGACGAGGAATAATCCTAATGGCTATATTTCTAAACAATAACGTAGGCGTTAAGATTAACTCCGTTGATCTTTCTGACCATGTCACAGCAGTAACAATTAACCGTTCATTCGATGAACTCGAAGTAACAGCAATGGGTGACTCAGCTCACAAGTTCGTTAAGGGCTTGGAAGCATCATCTGTCACAATCGACTTTCTCAATGACACAGCATCAGCGAATGTTCTTGCAACACTTCAAGCTGCATGGGGAACAACTGTTACAGCTGTATTCCTACAAACAAAGGGAACAGCAGTATCAGCAACAAACAATCTATACACAGTTTCATTGCTTATCAATAACACAACAGACATCAATGGTGCTGTTGGCGATATTGGTACTCAATCAATCACATTTACTGCAAACTCAACCATTGCAGTATCATCAACAGGTTCTTTCTAAACAAATAAACTAAGGGGCAAACAATGGCAAAGTTAAAAGTAACAAGGGCAGATGGACAAGTTGGGGAATACCCAGTAACTCCATTGATTCAATATGGTTTTGAGATTTACGCCAAGAAGGGCTTTCACAAGGCGATAATCGAAGACTCCAAAATGAGCGATATCTTCTGGCTTGCTTGGGAATGTATCCGCCGTTCGGGTGAGACTGTTAAGCCATTTGGAGAGCAATTCATCGAAACTTTGACTTCGGTCGAGGTGTTAGATGATGACCCTTTGGCTTAGGGCGCGACTCGATCACCTATCTGATTGCTAAATTAAGTGTCAGACTCGGGATCGCGCCACAACAATTATTAGAATTAGATGAAGTAATGCTAAAGAACCTAATCAAGGTTCTACAGGAAGAAGCAAAGGAGATAGCGAATGCCAGCAACCGTTCGAGGCGGCGTTGAACTTCGCAAGGCACTTCGCAACTTTGCTCCTGATTTAGGCAAAGAAACACAAAAAGAAATTGCCAATGCTCTAAAGCCAATCGTCAAAGAAGCTCGCGGATATGTTACTGGCTCTCCTTTGAGCAACTGGGCTCGAGAAGGTGGCAAATTTCCTAGATTTGATGCCACAGTCATCAAGCGCGGCATTGGCTACAAGACAACACCATCAAAGCCTAATCGCAGAGGCTTCAGAGCTTTAGCACAGATTCGCAATATGTCTGCCGCTGGTGCGATTTATGAAACAGCAGGTCGCAGACCACCAGGCACGAAGCCAAAATCACGACCTAACTTTGCTGAAGCAATGGGCCCATTAAAAGGCAATGGCAATGATCGTGGTCGTTTAATTTATGCTGCTTGGGAAAAAGATTATGGTAAAGCAAGCAAAGCTGTATTACAGGCAATAGACAATGCTGCAAAGAAATTCAATGCCACAGTAGGGAAACGATAATGGCCAATGTAGTCATAGATATTGCAGCCGAATACACCGGCAATAAAGCATTTAGCCAGGCTCAAACTGCTACCGCTAAATTAGAAAAATCAGTTGCAAAACTAGGTAAACAATTTCTTGGCGTATTTGCTGCATCTAAAATCTATTCATTTGCAAAGGCATCAGTCAAAGCATTTGCAGCTGATGAGAAAGCCGCTCGATCTCTTGCATTGGCTCTTGCTAATACAGGCAACGCCTTTGCAGGCATCCAAGTTGAAAACTTTATTGCTGATTTACAGCGCACTACCGGCGTTCTTGATGATGAACTTCGTCCAGCGTTTAGAACTCTCCTCACAGCAACAGGCGATGTAAAGAAATCTCAGGATGGCTTAGCCTTAGCCCTAGATATTGCAGCAGGTACTGGCAAGGACTTAGGCGCTGTATCTATGGCGCTAGCAAAGGCTTATGGCGGACAAACAACGGCTCTTGGTCGTTTAGGTGCAGGATTATCCAAAGCCACCCTTAAAACAGGTGATATGGCTGTTATTACTCAAGCCCTTACAGACAAATTTAAGGGACAAGCCTTAGCAGCGGCCGAAGGCTATTCAGGTTCTATCGATCGTTTAACGGTTGCATCTCAAAACGCCAAAGAAATTATTGGCAAAGATTTACTTGATTCTCTAGCTCTTATTTCAGGCCCCGGTGGAATCTCAAAGACAACTGGGCAAATAGAAGATTTAGCAACAGCCATCGGTGATACCGTTTACGGATTAGCCCTTCTCATTGATAAATTAAATAACTTCAAAGTTGTTGGAGCAATCTTTGGCACCTTTGGAGATATTATTTCCAATCTTCAGCCCTTTGCTGGACTTCGCAATTTAGCCAAATCAAGTAGAGCTACTCCAGCACAATCTCCTGGTGAGCGTAAGCAAATCGATAAAATTAATGCTGATGCAATCAAAATTCAGAAACAACAAAATAGTCTTAAAACTATTGATAATAACAACATTGCTCGAAAGATTACTCTGACAGGTGACCAGTTAGCCCTACAGGAATTAGAGAAGAAATACGATGTAGAACGCATCGGCTTATTTGCAGCTCTTAATCAAGCAACTGATGGCGAAACTCAAATGCGCCTATTATCCAAGATTGCTATCTATGATCAGAATGCTGCTTTGGCTGGACAGATTAAAAAGTCTCAAGAAGCCACAGATGCTTTGGAAGCATTCCGTCAGGCTATCTTGGCTTCTATTGGTGCTTTGCTTGGTAAGACTCAGGCGACTCAAGCTGCTTTGACCGCTCAATTTGGCACTACTTCGTCTGCAAGCATTCCGACAATCTCAAGCTCATTTAGCGCAGGTACATTTAGAGCAGCCGAGGCAGCTACTACAAATATTCAAGTTAATGTCAATGGATCAATTACAACAGAGCGTGACTTAGTTTCAGCCATCACTCAAGGCATTTACAACAATCAGGCTTCTGGAATCCCAATCTCCTATACGACAGCGTTTAGATAATGGCATTACCAGCAACGATATCAGTCAAGATAAATCTATCAGGTGGAGCTTCATTTGGTAACCCATTTATCTTGGGCACTTCACAATTAGGCTTTGCCGAACTAGCTTCGAGCATTCCTGTCATTGTTGATGTATCGACCAGCACCCTTGCTATTTCAACTCGCAGAGGGCGCAATATCCTGCAAGATAATTACGAATCTGGTACAGCCACTATTAAGATTGTTGATCCGAACGGTGACTGGAATCCACAGAATACCGCCAGTCCTTACTATGGGCTATTACAGCCACTTAGAAAGATACAGGCATCTGCCATCTATGGGGGCGTTACTTATGGCTTATTTGGCGGTTACATCACCGAATATCGCTATACCTATCCAACAGGTCAAGATACTGGATATTGCACATTCATTTGTTACGATGCTTTCAGATTGATGTATAACTCAAATGTCACTACCGTTACAGGTGGCACAGCAGGGCAGACAAGCGCACAACGCGTTCAATCCATCCTCACCATGATTTCATGGCCGCCTGCATTTACAAGCATTGGCACAGGAGCTACAACGGTGCAGGCAGACCCTGGCACTCAGCGCACAGTCTTAGAAGCCATCCAGACTTGCGAGTTCACAGAGCAAGGCGCGTTTTACATTGATGAGAATGGCGTAGCAACCTTTAAGGGTCGTCAATATGTATACGATGCTCAGAGCGCAAGTCCGACGGTATTTAATCAGACAGGCTCAGGTATCAATTATGCAGGAATTACCTTTGCTCTCGATGATAAACAGATTGTAAATAAAGCAACTGTGACCCGAACCGGTGGCACAGCACAGACTTATTCAGATGCGACTTCTATCGCTCAATACTTCACTAGAGCCATTACAGCTACAGATATGCTTATGCAGACAGATGCCAACGCTCTTAGTCTTGCAACTGCTTATGTCCAAAGCCGTAAAGACACTACCATCCGCATTGAAACTTTGACCCTTGATCTGACAACTCCAAATTACTCAGCAGGTATTACAGCAGCTCTCAGCCTTGATTTCTTCAACACAGTAGATATCACCAATGAGCAACCTGGTGGATCAACTATCCAAAAGAAACTTCAAGTGCAGGGAATTGCTCACAACATCACCCCTAATACTTGGACTACAACTATCGCCACACAGGAGCCTTTACTCGATGTTATGTACTAGAATTGACCCTATGAAAGAGGTGTGCTAATGGCTGTTGGATTACCAGCAAAGGTAAGTTATGCGAACGGAGATGTGTTCTCTGCATCGGACATAAATGACACGAATGGAACTATTAACCTTATTGGTCAGACTAATAACTTCTATGCTGGCAAGAACAAAATTATCAATGGTGATATGCGCGTTTCACAACGAGGCACATCTTTTAGCAATCCTGCCAACTTTGCTTATTTATTAGACCGATATGCAATTTATTATGATGGCACAGCAGCAACACGCACAATTAGCCAACAAACTTTTACGCCAGGAACAGCGCCAGTTGCAGGATATGAGGGAGCAAACTTCTTTCGTTATGCACAGACCGTTGCAGGTGTAAGCAATACTGTAAATCTAATTTATCAGCGTATTGAAGATGTGAGAACACTTGCTGGTCAATCAGCAGTTTTATCAGTATGGCTTAAAGCAGATAGTGCAAGAACTGTATCTGCAACTGCTCGCCAGTATTTTGGTTCTGGTGGTTCTGGCGATGTCAATACAGGATTTACAGGTAGCGCATCTGTTACAACTTCTTGGCAGCGTTTTAGTTTTACTATTTCAATGCCAAGCATTTCAGGCAAAACTATTGGAACTTCAAGCGCACTAGAAATACAATTAAGTTTACCATCTGGCACAACTCCAACAATAGACATTTGGGGATTACAGTTAGAGTCAGGTTCTACAGCCACAGCCTTCCAAACCGCAACAGGAACAATTCAAGGTGAATTAGCCGCTTGCCAAAGGTATTATTTTAGAACAAGCGCAGATGCTTCAAATAATTATGCTGGATATTGCAACGGTTATGCAGAAACTTCAACAGCAGCGTACGGATGGCTTAATCTTCCAGTTCCAATGAGAACAACACCTAGTTCTCTTGACTATTCAAACATTGCATTTGAAAGATTTGGCGGCACAGGTTACACAGCGACAAATTGCCAATTATTAGGTGCGCGTTTAAGCACTCAATGTATTGGAATCAATTTAACAATTTCAGGAGCAACAGCAGGCAATGTTGGTCATATTCGTTCAGCAGTATCAACAACAGGCTATCTCGGATTTAGTGCGGAGTTGTAAAAATGGATAATATCGAAATCGTTCAGCAAAGATACCCAGATGGTTCAATGGTTGATTATGTAATTATTGACAGAGGCAATGGTGAGTTCACCTCAATGCTTAAATCAACCTATGATGAAATGATTGCTCGTAATGAAGCCTCTACTCTGTAAAGCAGGGCAACAACTTCGTGAGCAGATTGATGATTCATTTCCAGACCGCGATAGAAAGTCTGATGGTTGGATAGGCGATGCCGCTCACGCCAGTCGTCCGAGTGACCACAATCCCGATCCGTTTAACGGCTACGTCAGGGCTATTGATGTGGATAAGGACTTCGACTCACGCCCCAGCACAGGTGCTTATCTTGCCGACCAAATACGTCTTTGCGCCAAAGCTGGAGATAAGCGAATCTCATATGTTATCTATGCAGGCAAAATCGCATCAGCTAAGAAGTCTTGGAATTGGCGTGCTTACGATGGGATTAACCGCCACGATCATCACATCCATATTTCATTCACTAAAGAAGGCGACCAGAACGGTAGCTGGTTTGATATCCCGATGCTAGGAGCAAATAGATGAACGACCTAAAAACAGCAGCAGGCTCATGGGCTAGAGCATTTCTCGTAGCAGTTCTCTCATTAGCAGCAGCTGGTGTTACAGAGCCAAAAGCGTTAATCGCTGCTGGACTCTCATCATGCTTGCCACCAATTATTCGTTGGTTAAATCCAAACGACCCAAGCATGGGCATTAAAGCATAATGAGCGCCCTTAATTGGGCGGCTCTAGCAGTTGCAGTTATCTCTATCGTTACTGGCTTTACAGGATCAGTCCGCTGGCTAGTCAAGCATTACTTGGCTGAACTAAAACCTAATGGTGGTTCGTCAATGAATGACAGATTGAATCGACTTGAAGGGCGTGTCGAAACAATCATTTCTTTATTGGAGAGGTGACAATTTACACATGGCTAGAAAAGCAACTCAGAAGCTAGTGGATGAAGGTTATTCCAAACTAGATGCGTGGGCTATTGGTGTGCATGAAATGTTTAGAGCATTGCGCCGCGCAGGTTTCACAGTTGATTTGGCACTAGCCATTATTGTTGAGAGAAGCGCATATCCGGAATGGATATTGCCTAACCCAATCAACCCAAATATCCCAGAGCCAGACTGGTATGACGATGAGGATGAATGAAAAGAACTGTTGTAGTTCCAGACTTACAAGTTCCCTATCACGATCCAGTAGCTGTTAAAAATGTTGCAAGTTTTATTAAGGCTTACCGCCCCGATTCTGTCGTTACACTTGGAGATGAAATCGATCTCCCACAAATCTCTCGATGGACAGAAAACACCCCAGGGTGGTACGAACAGACACTAGCTGCGGACAGAGATGAAACCGTCGAGGTTCTCTGGTCATTAGTTGAGCATGCTAAAGAAGCTCACATGATCCGAAGCAATCACACAGACAGACTTTACAATGTCACGATGAAGAAGATTCCAGCCTTCTTAGCATTGCCCGAACTGCGCTTTGAGAAGTTTATGAAGCTCGATGAACTAGGCATTACTTACCATAAGAAGCCCTACGCCATTGCTAGGGGCATTGTGGCAGTTCATGGAGATGAACAAAGCGTAAAGCCTACACCTGGCTTAACAGCCCTTGAAGCGGCTCGTAGGCATGGTATTAGCGTTATCTGTGGACACACCCACAGAGCAGGTCAATCAGCCTTTACAGAGGCTTCTGGCGGGCGTATAGGGCGTATCCTACGTGGATGGGAAGCAGGGCATCTTATGGATGTCAGGCAGGCTCATTACACTAAAGGCACAATGAACTGGCAGCAGGCGTTTATCATCATTGAGGAAATCGGTACAAATGTGCAGGTCAGCATCATTAACCTAGAAAAGGATGGTACTTTCGTTGTGTCAGGTAAGAGATACGGGCGCGCTCGGTAACGATGTCCTTCGGGATATTGATGACCAGATGGATGACTCAGAATTGTTACCATTTCGTTATCAAAATCAGCCAGGTAAATCCCAGTAGCTGTGTCACACTTTTCTGGTAAGCAAGGGCTGCTTACATGAAAGGGCATAATGATAATCAATTCACTCACAATCATAATCGTTGCCGGAATCTGCTTTGCTGTTTATGCAGCTTATAGATTAGGCGAAGAGAACGGCTACGATCGAGGCTATTGCGAAGGTCGCAAGTTCATGCGAAAGTTTTACGAGCAGGTGAGTAAGTGAAAGCAACTGAGGC